ACATCAAATAGAAGGCGTCCGATACTGGGGTGTAGTCATAGTGATTGACCTGCGTTAGGAATTTGTATCCCATTACATCCACCAGTGCCTTCCTCAGCGTTTTGCTCAGTCTCTGCCCCGACTGTGGCACCCAATGCACTAGAGACTGCGTGCGGGCAGCGATATAACTTTTCACAACGGGCCATCCCCGAGCCCATGAGGCGAGGCTAGTTGTAATTGCCCAATTGAAATGGGCCACGGTGAATTTACGATTCACCTTACACGTATCGTTGCCGGACAGGAGTGCACGTTCTATGCGGCGGTTCAAAATAACTCTGCCGTGGTAAACCATACCATATTTTGAAAGGAACTCAAAGGTCTGATCATAATTTTCTTTGTAGTCCTTGGCTACCTGTCCTAGTCCGTGTGTACATTTGTCCTTGGGTTGGACAACTGAACCATCTATGTACAGACGGCGGAATGACTTCTGGAAGCGCCCCAAATCTCGGCGTCCGACGAAGCAAACAACGTCATCCCCGGCCACCATTACCGCTGTCTTTACCCCGGGGCGTGCGGACACGAACCTGGAATAAAGATAGACTCGCAACGAATTCCCCAATGTCGTGCGAGTCGGATGACCCGAAAAAGTGGTACCCTTGATTTTTCCGTTTACCATACGAAGATACGTGCCCTGTCTTTTGTAGGAGATCCAAAACTTTGTGGATGAGGCAGTCAATATCTTCATGTATTGGTCGTAAAGACCTGGAGGAAGGGATACCAGGTAAGGGAGGACATGACGAAACGTCTTCTTGAATAAATATCCATCAATGCCTTCAATAAGCTCCTCATATTGATGGCCGTCATGATTGGACCCATCCCAAGTAACGGGGATAGAGTCTGAGACTGGTAATCTGATGCGCTCAAGTTTGTCGCATAATTCGCCTGTATTGAGGCCGATTCCTAACCAGTCTTCTCCCTTCAATCGATCGAGATAGTAAGCATTCATATACGTGCCGAGCACTTTAACGGAACCACTAGGGTTAAATAGAAATCGAGGTTTTGCGGTCTCGCCATAATTCAACTCATTCGATTTCTGCATACACTCTGCGGTATGCTTAACTCCAAAATCCTCCATAAATTGGTTCCAGTGCTTCTGATAATCCTCTCGTTTTGACGTCTCGTACTTGCTGAGATGTTGATGGATATTGTACTCCGTCAATTGTGTAAGGATTTTTGGGGCTATCTCTGTATCGATAATGTGCTGGCTAAATTTGAGAAATTTTCTAACTATCATCTTTTCCGGTCGATGATAGTGGCCGCACTGTCGCACAAACAACGCATGAAGAGTGTTTACCACCGTCTTCTTCATCATGCTAGGTGTGGTGCGAACAAACTCACTACTAAACTCAAACCCACTGTGGACAAAACGTGGTACCGTGAAGTGCGTCACGGCGTCCTGAGCTAGTTTGAGTACCGAAGCTAGGGTGCCCACAATCTTCAATGATTTATTGAATGGGGTTCTGAGGTCCACCCATTGGTCAGGGGTCAGGTCTCGTAGTTGGATCCCACTGACTAGATTGTGAAATCGATGATACTCATTCATCGATGCATGCCTTCGGGGTTGCTGGTAGTATTTTCGTCGTATTGCTAGGGCTAAGCAAACAATAAATCCGGCCGCAAAGCAATAAAGTAACCAGAAAACACACTCCCAGAAGGGGTGACATGCTTCAAACACCCAGATCGTGGCCTGAGCAGCCCAAGGCTGCATAGTTAGCGAGGTCAATATTACCACCAGAAGGTGTAGAATGTGGTAATATGGCATCGCGGCATGGAGGATAAGCCAAGCTGCCACGAATGCGCCCAGATACCATTCAATGGTATATATATTAGGCAAGCGCACCATCAGGGCTTGCCACTGGGATCGCAAAAACCGCTCAACGGGTCGTTTCTCGAGGAGAGTTGCTAGCCGAGCTTTCTCTTTATTCTCCTCGACCCGGCGGATCCAATCAAACGCAGCGTAAAGAACGTTACGGTGCGTCATCTCTTGTTGCATATCGGATACAACAAAGATCTGCGCCTTGCTGTGAACATAGCAAGCGGCTGAAAGCCTGTCCGACGCAGTGATTTTCTCCAACTTCTTAAACTCAAAATAGGCCAGTGCCTGCCCATAGAGTTCCTCATTAAAGAAGTGGCGGTCTGAAATTTCGTCGCTCACAGGGCGATCGAAGTTAACCTTAGGATCTATCGTTGTTCGGTTATCAACGCTCCTAAGCTGAACGTACACCAATCGGGCCTGGTTTCCGATATGGTAACTACAAACCTCCTTCCATGCTATGCCGTTACAGTCTGCGGCGTCCTGAGAAGCATAGGGGGAGTAGTCGAACAGTCTATGTTCGTATCGTTCATTCTTATTGGGCATATTGCGTACCCAAAGTTCCTTCTTCTTCCCCAAAAACGAGGGATTCTCAATATCCTTCTCGTAAACGCAGTACGAACCCTCTCCATCTATGTATGAATAGTGTCCTGGGAGTTGGGCGTACGCTGTGAAGACTACATGAGCTACAGAATCGGGGTTTCGGTGCAAATGAGCTGTTATGCAAGCTCGCACACCCGGGTAGTAGATCGTATCAACTGCTACCAAGTCCGCACCCAGAGGTAAATTGAGGTGTTCGGACCATGCGTCTTCAACTTTTCGTGAATAAAGCTTCCAATTTGGGGGTAACAATCTCG